AGAACCTGAAAAACTTAGACAAAAATTTATGGAAATGCAAAAAAGAATAGATGAGCTAAGAGAATCAATTACAAATGATAAAGGAAAATATTCAAATAAAGATTTAGTAACTAAACGAAAAGAATTAGAGGCTATTGAGAAAGAGGCACAATCTATATTGAAAGAAAGTGTTGATGAAGAAAAATTAGTAGAACTATTAGGAAAGAGTAATGCAAAATTATTTATGAGTGGTGGAGCAGCTGCAGTAAATATAATATGTATGGCTTCAGCGTTAAAAACATCTGATGGATTATCAGTTATTGAACATAATCATCAGATAATAGATAAAAATGGATTACATTCTGAAACAGACAGAGGTACACCAAATCTTAAAGACTGGAAATTTCAATTTAGAGCATATGATAAAAGAGGTGGTGGATTATTAGCTGGATTTGTAGGTGGTGACACATAATGAGAACACAATTATTATGTACATTCACAACGAAAGAAAACTTAGATGATACAATTAAAAAAATAATTGATTCATATAGTATAGTGTTTAATAAAGTTTATGTACTACAAAATGAAGATAACCCAACAGAATTGATATGTACTTACAATGTTGATTTAAGTGGTGGCATTGATTATAATTTAGTTTCAGGAACAATATCATTACATAGAAAGAAACATTCAAATACATTGTACACGATAAATGCATTAAACGAATGCATAAAGAATTTAAATAATGGTATACTGGATAAAAAATTTATGATACCATGGGAAAATTTCAAAAATATGTTAATGGTAACAAATTCAGAAGGATTAAATAAAATTAATACGAGAATCTATAAAATAATTAATATAGAAAAATAATAGGTTTTCATATATTTATATATATTTATAGATAGTTAAATTACAATTACAGGAGAAATAGGTTATGTCAGATAAAGAGTCTAACAAGGTTACAACAGAAACTAATCAAGAATCTACTTTATATTATTTTTACTCAGAAGGATGTGGATGGTGCAAAAGAGCTAACCCACTAGTTGATGAGTTAATTAAAGAAGGTAAAGATATACTTAAACTAGATTTAGGTGTTGCAGATAATAAAAAGCTTTTAGAAGAAGTTAAAAAAGAATATGATGTTAAATGTGGAACACCTTTGTTTATTAATGCAGAAACAGGTCATAAAATATGCGGTTTCAGAGAAAAAGATATTCTCGAAAAATGGGTACGCGGCGAAGAAATTCCAGAACCACCAAGACCAAAAGGTCCACCACCACCACCACCTCAAGATTTTGAAGATAAAGGACAAATTGATGAGTGGACTAAAAAATATTCAGAATGGGTAGAAGAAAATAAGCATATGCCTAATATACCTCCTGCAGACCAGATGTTGGCGAGATTAAAACAACAGAGAACTGCTATGTTACAACAACAACAAGGTGGTGATGCAAGGATTGCTAACATCGAAAGAAAATTAGATGCACTGATGAAACATTTAGGTGTACCACCAGTTATGCCTGTACCGCCTCAAGGTGTTCAACCACCACAACCGCAGGTTAAACCAAGTGTTAAAGATGTAACTCAAGACATAAAAAAAACAGGAAAGATAAATAAAAAAGGTAAGTAACTTTGAAATTCAAGTTTAAACCTACTCCTACTGTAGACAGAGAGGCAACTGAAGAAGAAATAAAATGTATTGAAGAGACTGAAAAGATGTTGGAGGGAGAAAATAAACTTCCACCAGCATCTCAGATGGCTCGAGACATAGCAAAGACTCATTGGAAATCTCTCAAAGCATGGTTACGAGGTTCTCAAACAATCACAACAACAGAAGAAGCTGAACGAAGATGGGAAATTTGTAAACAATGCCCTCATCTTCTCTACGATGAAACTAATCCAGATACAGGTAAGAAAGATGGTAGATGTACACATTGTGGTTGTTTTATGAATGTGAAAGTACATTATGCTGTAGCCGAATGTCCTATAGATAAATGGAAAAAACATTGTGGTTGTCAATGTGATTGTAAACACACAGGAGATTGTGATGAATAAATTAACACTAGCAGAATTAAATAGTATTTATCCACTTGGAGAAAATAGAATAGGAAAACCAATATTTATAGATTTCTATGCTGATTGGTGAGGACCTTGTAAGATGTTTGAGCAGGTGCTCAACGAAGTAGTACCAGAATACCAAGACAAAATACAAATGTATAAAGTTAACATTGAAGATGAACCACAAGTAGCACGACAATTTGGTGCCAGAAGCATTCCTTATATGGCATTTATATCAGAGACTGGTGAAAGACAAACACAAGTTGGTTCTATGAATAAAGAAACACTCAAATATTATTTTGAAGGATTAATTTCAAAAAAATAAAAAAAAAGTGGTGGTTTCGGAAATTTTATTATATATATAATAATTGTCTGAGAATGACAAAGTTTTTTGAAAGTTTTACCGGTAAGGGTTGTCAGTATGAAAATGGCTGAACAATAGCTTCCAAAGGTTATAAGGTGACATCGAGGTCTGTGGTGGACAATACAAGGGTCGTAACTGACTGAGTATTATAGGAGTAACTTCCTTCGAGATGGACAGAGAGTAAAAAAATAAGAGATTATTTGGGAGCTCTCTTGAGGGTAATAATCGAATCCCTCTCACACAGAAGGCAACCCAAAACTTTTTTAAAAAAAAATAAAAAAAAGCTTGTATAGTTTCAAAAAAATTCGTATATTTATATACGATATAAAAATAGGTTATATGGTTACATTAATTAACCATAAATAATAAACGATAAACAATAAAACAATAGGAGAATATCAATGGATATTTCACAAATCAAAAACAAACTAAATCAGTTACAATCAACAACTTCCACAACAAAAAACTTTTGGAAACCTGAACCAGGTAATCAAGTTGTTCGTGTTGTACCTTACAAACACAATAAAGACAATCCTTTCATTGAATTGTTTTTTCACTATAATCTAGGTAATAATAAAACTTACCTTTCACCTATGTCATTTGGTCGTCCAGACCCTGTGGCTGAATTTGCTGACAAACTAAAATCAACAGGTAACAAAGACGAATGGATTCAAGGTAAAAGACTTGAACCTAAAATGCGTACTTTTGCACCTGTAGTTGTTAGAGGTCAAGAATCAGAAGGTGTTAAATTTTGGGGATTCGGTAAGACAGTTTATCAAGAACTTCTTGGTGTAATCGCTGACCCTGATTACGGTGATATCACAGATGCTACAACTGGTAGAGATATCGGTATTGAAAGACAGACTCCTGCTGAGGCTGGAAATCAATATGGTAAAACTACTGTTCGTGTAAAACCTAATCAGACAGCTATCACTGACGATGCTGCATTACTTGAAAGTATTTTTGACAATCAAGCTGATTTGACAGAACTTTACACAGAACCAACTTATGATGAGTTAAAAGAAGCTCTTCAGAATTATCTAAATCCAAGTGAAGAAGGTGATACTGAAACTACTACAACTTCTAATAATGTAGCTGCTAGTACAACTCCAACATCAAAAACTGGAACTACTGCAGACACTACAAAGAAAACAGAAAATGTAGAAGACGCTTTTGACCAATTATTCAATAGTTAATAAATAATCACATTGTTAATGGGTGAGATGAAATTCACATATGAAACTTCTCACATTGAATACAAGTATTCATAACATCACTCTCTCACTCATAACATCATAAGGAGAACAATATGTCTAAAAAAGACGAATTGGCTGGTATAATAGCCGATGAACTAAATAAACAATTCAAACATCAGAAAGTTGCTTATTTTCTTGAAGAAGATTCTAATCCAACTGATGTAACTGATTTTATTTCAACTGGTTCAACTATGTTAGATTTAGCTATTTCAAATAAACCAAATGGTGGTGTTGCCGTAGGTAAAATCACAGAGTTGAATGGTTTAGAAGGTAGTGGTAAGTCTCTGATAGGTTCTCATTTATTAGCTTCAACACAACAGAAAGATGGTATAGCAGTTTATATAGATACCGAATCAGCAGTATCTCAAGAGTTCTTGAGAGCTATTGGTGTGGATACATCTAAAATGTTATATGTACATCTTGAAACTTGTGAAGAAATATTTGATACTATTGAAACAATCGTTACTAAAATCAGAGAATCAGACAAAGATAGATTAGTTACAATTCTTGTTGATAGTTTAGCAGCTGCTTCTACAAAAGTAGAAATGGATGCTGACTTTGATAAAGATGGTTGGGCAACAGCCAAAGCAATCATCATATCAAAAGCGATGAGAAAAGTAACTCAGATGATAGCTCGACAGAAAGTCGCATTGGTTTTTACAAATCAATTAAGACAGAAGTTGGGTGTAATGTTTGGAGACCCGTGGACTACAAGTGGTGGTAAAGCATTACCATTCCATTCATCAACTCGTGTTCGTTTCAAGAATATGGGTCAAATCAAAGATACTAAAAAGAATACTATAGGTATTAAAATCAAAGGACAAGTGATTAAGAATCGTCTTGGTCCACCAATGAGAACTGCAGAGTTTCCATTATATTTTGATACTGGTATTGATGATTATGGTAGTTGGTTAACTGTAATGAAAGAACACAAACTTTTAAAAGTTGGTGGTGCTTGGTATACTTTACAACATGTAGATACTGAAACTGGTGAACTTATAGAAGAACATAAGTTTCAATCAAAAGATTTTGAAGAACTGATGAATACTAATGATGAACTCAGAGAGTATTGTTATTCAAGAATCTGTGAAGCTTGTATTCTTAAATATGATTCAAAAGAATTAGGTATTGATGATGTAGAAGAAACTGATGAGGTAGTTGATGAGCTTTAATAAGGTAGATTTGAATGAAAAATTCATATCATTTCTTGACCAAGTTAAAGACGAAAAACACAAAGCAGTAACACATCTAAATGATAGAGTTTTAATTGTGGATGGCCTGAATACATTTATCAGGTCATTCGCAGTTAATCCTGCTATCAACGATGATGGGCTACATATTGGTGGTATGGTTGGATTTTTAAAATCTATAAGATATACTTGTGATATCTTAAAACCATCAAGATGTATCATTGTATTTGATGGTAAAAATGGTAGTAGTAGAAGACAAAAGATATATCCAGAATATAAAGCTACTCGTAAAGTTAGAAGCAGGTTAAATCGTAATGTAGATTGGGGTACTGCACCTCAAGATGAAGAACAATCTATGAAACAACAAATGGGTAGATTGATTGAGTATCTTGAACAATTACCTTTAACTTTAGTTTGTGTTGATGGGATTGAAGCCGATGATACAATGGCTTATATATCTCAACAAATCCTTAAAGAAAGTGATATATTTTTAATGTCTACTGATAAAGACTTTTTACAATTGGTAGACGATAGAGTGAAAGTTTGGTCTCCAACAAAAAAGAAACTTTATAACAAAAATAAAGTATTTGAAGATTTCGGCATTCCAGCACATAATTTTTTAACATACAGAATATTAGATGGTGACAAGTCGGATAATATAGGGGGGATAAAAGGTGCTGGTGTAAAAACTGTGCAAAAATTTCTGCCTAAAATTTTATCTGATGAAAAATTTGATGTTAGAGATGTATTGGAATTTACAGAAAAATCAGATTCTAAAATAAAACTCTTGGAAAATATAAAAAATAGTAGTAAATTACTGAAGAGGAATTATCTTTTAATGCAGTTGAACAATGTAGACATACCAAATCATACGAAGATGAAGATACAAGGTGCATTAGAAAGAGATGTACCACAACTAGTAAAATATAGATTTCAAACTATGTTTTTACAAGATAAATTGTCAACAGCAATTCTTAATTTAGATAGTTGGATTATGGAATTTATGAGATTAGATAGATTTAGAGGTTTAAATTGATGACGAGGGAGCTCACAGTCCGAATGAAGAATAGTTTAGGGTTCTTCCAAGATGAGAGTAGTGGTGAAAAGGAAAACAATATGATTAAGTTCATCAGCAATTCCTTAGAGGTGTGTGGTGAAAGTCCACAATGTAGTCATCATAAAATTAAAGGAATAGAATATGTCAGAATATAGTGAAAAAATGAGGAGGGCTTCAAAGATTTTATTTGAAGATAGATTATATGATTTTGAGCCTAAGTCAATTTGGGATTATAAAAAGTATACTGACTTTGATAAAAAGATTATAGATAAAATAGCTTCTGATGGTTTGAAAGAGGATTACAAAAAAGGTAAGAATATTAAAGAGTGGGTCAAGGTTGGTGGTGGAGATAGAGCATTATCAAAGTTTAATTCAGAAAATTGTAAAAATATTATAAATTTTTTTACAAGTGCTGGTGATACAATATTAGACCCATTTGCAGGTAGAACAAGAGCTATCATATCAAATCATCTTGGCAGAAAATATATTGGTTTTGAATTGACTGAGAAATATTTTCCTGCTGTTAATACTGATGATATGAAAATCTTTAATATGGATAGTGCTGATATGGAAGATGTATTAGATGATTACACAGACAATTATGAATATCCATCAGCAGAGGCAGATTTAGTATTCACCTGTCCACCATATTGGGATATGGAAAAGTATTCAGATAATCCAAAAGATTTAAGTACATTTAAAACTTATGGTGAATTTTTAGATGGGTGTAATAATAGATTGGAGTTAGCTTCACAATATTTAAAAGATGATGGATTCTTAATAGTTGTTTTAATGGATTTCAGACAGAAAGGTGTATTTTATCCTTGGCATACTGATACTATAAATTTCTTTCATAAGAATACAGACTTTAAATTATATGATACTATGATATGGGAAATGAGTCCAAGAAAACGACATCCTTTATATCCACAAGCATTAGTTAATAGAAGAATGTTAAATACTCACGAATATTGTTTAGTATTTAATAGAAAAACTCAACCTGAATTGAGAGAGTTTTATGATAAGAAATTAAATGAAGACGAAAAGTCAAGTAAACAAGAAAATGGATTTTGGAGTTAAATGGATAAATTAACAGATTTCGGACACACATTTCAAGTTAAGTCGATAGCTTGTCTATTGAATAATCAAACATTCCTTGAACAGATTCACGACATACTTGATGATAAACATTATGATAGCGATTCTCTTAAATGGGTTGTGAAAGAATGCAAAAAATATTTTGATGAATATAAAAAATGTATAACTTTAGATGTATTTAAAGTTAAAACAAATGAAGTTGAAAATGATATATTGAAAGTTGCTATTGTTGAAAATCTAAAAGAGATATTCAGATACTTGGATGCACCAGATTTGGATTTTGTTCAAGATAAAACTCTTGACTTCTTTAAAAATCAAACATTAAAAAGTGCTATATTACAATCAGTTGAGATATTAGAATCAAAAGGTGATTACGAACAAATCAAAGTTATTGTAGATGATGCTTTAAATGCTGGTACTGAAAGAAATATAGGACACGAATACATTGAACATATTGAAGACAGATATTCAGAAACTGCTAGAACAACAGTTCCAACTGGTTGGGATGTAATTGATGAACTAACTCAAGGTGGATTAGGTGGTGGAGAACTTGGTGTAATTGTAGCACCCGCTGGTGTTGGTAAGACTTGGGTGTTGGCTGCTATTGGTGCAAATGCTATGAAAAGAGGAAAACATATAGTTCATTATTCGTTGGAGTTGAATGAAGCTTATGTTGGATTAAGATATGACTCAATCCTAACAGGTATTGCAAATCAGAATCTTAAATATCATAAAGATGATGTTCAGAGTGAAATGGATAAATTAAAAGGTGATTTGGTTATTAAATATTATCCAACTAAAACTGCTAGTGTAAATACCATATCAGCTCATCTAAAAAGAATTATAAATCTCGGTACAGAGGTTGATATGGTAGTCGTAGATTATGCTGATATATTAAAAGATACTCAATTTGCAAAAGAAGTAAGACACGCACTTGGAAATATTTATGAAGATTTAAGAGGATTGGCTGGTGAGTTTCAGATTCCAATATGGACTGCATCACAAGCTAACAGAAGTGCTCTTGACGAAGATGTGATTGAAGCTCAAAAGGTTTCAGAATCATATCAGAAGGTGATGACGGCTGATTTCGTGATGTCGTTATCGAGAAAAGTAGAGGATAAGATAGGTAACACAGGTAGATTCCATGTAATCAAAAACAGATTCGGTCCTGATGGTATCACTTATCCAGCAAAAGTAAACACCAACACTGGTAAGATGGAAGTGTATGAAAGTAATTCTATTGGTGGTAAGGAACAACAAACAAAGATTGATAATAGAGAAAATTTAACAAAACAGATGTTATCAAGCAGATTTGAAGATTTAATGGGAGATTAGATATGAGAGTAACTAAAGGAAAAAATGTATCAACTACTTTAGATATGTGGTATGATATATCAAAAATAAAATATGATGAAAAAGGTAATTATACTATTTTTTTTATAGATAAGAACAAAAAAGATTAATATTTATTAGTGTCCAACCAAAAGGTTGATATTAATCAAATTTTAGGAGAATATATATAAATGGATTACAAAGAATTTCGCTTGTCTGGAAAATTTATGGACGGCTATAAAAGAAAACGAGCACCATTCGGTTTTAATGGATTAGGTGAACTCGTGTATATGAGAACCTATTCAAGATTAAAAGAAGATGGTAAAAACGAAATGTGGTGGGAAACCGTTCAACGAGTTGTTGAAGGTACTTACAACATGCAAAAGAAATGGATAGATTCACATCAATTAGGGTGGAACGCGTGGCAGGCACAAAGGTCGGCACAAGAGATGTACGACAGAATATTCAATATGAAATTCTTACCACCAGGCCGAGGACTGTGGGCAATGGGTACTCCCATCACGGAAGAACGAGGTTTATACGCCGCCCTAAATAATTGTGCATTTGTATCAACATCAAATCTAAAAGAAGATTTAGCTAAACCATTTTGTTTCTTAATGGATGCAAGTATGGTCGGAGTTGGTGTAGGTTTTGATACAAAAGGTGCGGAGTCTTTCGTAATTAGAGGTCCTAAAACAGATAGAGGTACAGAAACATATGTTATACCTGATACAAGAGAGGGTTGGGTTGAGTCAGTTTCAAGATTACTTGATTCTTATTTTCTTGGTATAACAAATGTAGATTTTGATTACACGAAAATTAGAGAAGAAGGTGCAGCAATCAAAGGATTCGGCGGTGTATCAAGTGGTTCTAAACCACTTAAAGAAGTACATGAGGCAGTTAGAAAAACATTAGATAAAAATATAGGTGAACCAATCACAATAACTACAATCGTAGATATAATGAATCTGATTGGTAAGTGTGTTGTAGCAGGTAATGTTAGACGAACTGCTGAAATAGTATTTGGTGACCCAAATTCAGAAGAATACATCAATTTAAAAAATTATAAAGAAAATCCTCATAGAGAACAATATGGTTGGACATCTAACAATTCAGTATTTGCTGAGTTAGGTATGGATTATACAGATATAGCAGAAAGAATTAAAGACAACGGAGAACCAGGATTAGCTTGGTTAGATAATATGAGACACTACTCACGAATGAAAAATGGTGGAGATGATAAAGACCATAGAGTAGCAGGTGGTAATCCTTGTCTTGAACAATCATTAGAATCATATGAGTTATGTTGTTTAGTGGAAACATTTCCAGATAATCATGATTCATTAGAAGATTATATAACAACATTAAAATATGCATATCTGTATGCAAAAACGGTAACATTAGGTAAAACCCATTGGCCAGAAACAAACAGAGTTATGTTAAGAAACAGAAGAATAGGATGTAGTGTAAGTGGTATCGCACAATTCATTACTCACAGAGGACAAGGTGAGTTAAGACAATGGTTAGAAGAAGGATATGATGCTCTACAAAAATATGATAAAGGATATTCAGATTGGTTTGCTGTTCCTCGTAGTATAAAAACTACATCAGTAAAACCAAGTGGAACTGTTTCATTATTGGCGGGTTCCACTCCTGGTCTTCACTATCCTGAAAGTAGATTTTACATTAGAAGAATTAGATTATCGAGTATGAGTCCATTAATTAAACCATTAGAAAAAGCAGGATACAAAATCGAATCTGCGTTCGGAAGTGAAGACTCAACAGTTGTAATTGAAGTACCTGTTGATGTAGGTGAAGGGATAAGAACTGTAAGTGAAGTTCCAATGTGGGAACAAATGGCACTCGCTGCATTTATGCAGAGGTATTGGGCTGATAATCAAGTGAGTTGTACGGTAACATTTGACCCTGAAACAGAAGGTAAACAAATAGCAAATGCTCTTGACTATTTCCAATACCAATTAAAAGGCATTTCATTCTTACCTAAATTAGAATTAGGTGCTTATAAACAGATGCCTTACGAAGAAATAACGGAGAAAAAATATAATGAAATGGTTAAACAATTATCATTCTTATCTTTCAGACAAGTTAAGGGTGCTGAAGCAGAAATTGAGAAATTCTGTAATAATGATACTTGTGAAATTGATTTTTCGCAAATAAAAGAAACACAAGAATTGGAGAAAGAAAATGTTTAGATTATTATTTATACTGATATTAGTTTTACTTTCTTGTGATACTGATAATCCAGTAGAACAAGAAATGACATTAACATCAATGGAGCATAATACAATAAATCACGGTGAATTACCAGAACCATTTATAGTAGGTGGTGAAGAAGTAGACCCAGCTTGTCCAGATTGTAAATATGAATTTATGGTATCATTACAACAGGGTGGACACTTTTGTGGTGGTTCATTAGTCAGAGAGGATTGGGTTGTAACGGCCGCTCATTGTGTTGAAGGAAACAATAACGGATTACAAGTTAAGATTGGACTACATAATGTAAACGGAACTACTGGTGCTATCACACGAAATGTAGACCAAGTTATAGTTCATCCACAATATAGTAGTTGGTCATTGGATAATGATTATGCTCTATTACACTTATCATCTCCTGTTACTACATTTGAACCTATACAATTATGTACAGATACAGCACACGATGAAGAACCTGTAATGGCAACAACAATGGGTTGGGGTGCTACATCATCAGGTGGTTGGGGTTCAACTTATCTTATGGAAGTAGATGTTCCTATTGATGATTCTTGTGGTAACATAGGAAATGAAACAACAAACAATATGGTATGTGCTGGAGATGCTAATGGTGGTGAGGATTCCTGTCAAGGAGATTCAGGAGGCCCACTCATTATGACAAATGATGATGGGGAATATGAGTTAATCGGAATAGTCAGTTGGGGATATGGTTGAGCGGATGCAGGGTACCCGGGCGTGTACTCGAAGATACATAGTAGATTAGATTGGTTCTTTGGATATATTGGAGAACCAGAAGATGAATTTGAAGTAGAATTATATGGTGATGTTAACCTTGATGGAATGTTAAATGTTCTTGATGTGGTTGAGATAGTTGGGTTTGTATTAAATACAACAACACCAACAGAAGAACAATACTTAACTGGTGATATGAATCAAGATGGTATATTAAATATTCTTGATGTGATAGCTTTAGTTAGTGAAATACTTGTAATAACATTTGGAGAATCAGTTCAATGGCTAGAAGAGCACTTTCCAGAATTAGAAACAAAGGAAAGATTAAGTAAATTAGATAAATCAAAATATTTTGCTAAGGAGATAAAATGATAAAACTTGAATATATTTGGATAGATGGTACTGAACCAACTTCTCAACTACGAAGTAAAACAAAAGTAGTAGAGAGTTTTAGTAATTCAATTAGTGACTGTCCAGAATGGGGATTTGATGGGTCATCGACAAATCAAGCACCTGGTGACAATTCTGATTGTGTTTTAAAACCAGTTAGATTATATGAAAATCCATTAGACAAGAATAATTCATATTTAGTTTTATGTGAAGTTTGGACTGCAGATGGTAGTCCACATTCAACTAATTACAGATGGAATTTAGATGAAATCCAAACTAAACATGCGAAAGAAAATGTTTGGGTTGGTATAGAACAAGAATATACTTTATATAAAAATGGTAGACCGTTAGGATGGCCTTTCGAAGGTGAACCTTTACCACAAGGCGATTATTATTGTGGAAGAAATGAAGGTGAGTGGTTAGCCCGTAAACATATGGATTTATGTATTGATGCTGGTATTAAAATATGTGGTATTAATTCAGAGGTGATGCTAGGCCAATGGGAATATCAAGTTGGTGCAGATGACCCACTAACAATATCAGATGACTTATGGGTAGCTAGATGGTTGTTAGAAAAAGTTTGTGCAAAATATGAAGTTACAGTTACACTTGACCCTAAACCGGTCGATGGTGATTGGAACGGAGCTGGTGCTCATACAAACTTTTCTACTAAAGCTATGAGAAAAAAAGATGGTGACCAAGTTATTCATGCGGCTATACAAAAGTTAGAAGCAAAACATCATGAACATATCCAACTATATGGTCATGGTAATGAACGAAGACTTACAGGACAACATGAAACTTGTCCAATTAATAGATTTCATTGGGGAGTATCAGATAGAGGAGCTTCAGTTAGAGTTCCGAATCAAGTAGCAAAAGAAGGTAAGGGATATTTAGAAGATAGAAGACCATCTGCAAATTGTGACCCTTATCGAGTTTGTCATAAGTTAATGGAGACGGTATGCGATGAGTAGAGGAACAGCAGAACAATATTTACAAATGTGGCTTTCAGAACAGATACCAACAAATGAATAGTTAAGAATATTAAAAGAAAGAAAAGATGTTAGAAATTTTTATAATAGTTACAAGGAGAAAAAAATGAAGTTAATGGATTATAGAGGTAGAACTCTTAAAATAGGACAACAAGTTCGTATTGAACAAGATATTCCATCAGAGAATGGAATGTTATATAAACACAGTATTGTAAAATTAGATGAATTTAATGATTTAACTAAAAAGATAAGGGTAACAGATACTTTAGGTAAAGTATGGTGGATTGAACCATCTGAAGTAAGTTGTAGCTTTTTATA